GCCCCGATCGTAGCCACAGCAACCGCAGCGTTCACGTTCTGGTGGCTGGGAAAGTACAGCACGATCTGTGAACGCGATATCGTTGGAACTGCCATTACCGTGTGGTGTGCGGTACTGATCCGTGTGCTGATGTGGGCAGAGTAAGGAGGTATCAGAATGAAAAAATACGAATTGACAGAAGAAACGTTCACAGTTTTCGGAAAAACACTGTACCGGATCAGAGCAGTGCGTGATTTCGGGTCTGTCAAAACTGGAGAGTTCGGCGGATACATCGAGAAAGAGGAAAATCTTTCACATTTCGGAAATGCGTGGGTTTACGGCAATGCAAAGGTTTACGGCGATGCAAAAGTTTCCGGCAAAGCGTGTGTTTGTGGCGATGCGGAAGTTTCCAATACAAGGCATTTCTTTGTGCAAGGGCCGATCGGAAGCCGAGATGGGTTTGTTACATTCTACAGGACTAAGGATAATAAGGTAAGGGTAAGATGTGGCTGCTTTTCTGGAAGCCTCCAGAAATTTGTTGATAGAGTGGAGGAAACACATGGAGGCAGTAGATACGAAAAGGAATACAAGCTTGCAGCGAAACTGGCAAAAGTATGTATCCGTCTGGAGGGGGAAAGCAGATGATCTGGGTAAATGAAGGACGCGACCAGGAAGCCAGAGCCATTCTGGAACTGGCCGGGATTGATTCGGACAAGTACCGGATCTGGCACCATAATAGCATCTATGTGCATGCAATAAATGAAGAGACGAAAGAATCGGTGATCGTTGAGAAAGCGACACTCGAGGTAGTAAAAAGTCCCGGTGCTTTGGCGGGCGATCCGGGACAAAAAAAATAATACTACAGCTCAATTATAGGGCAAACATAGGAGGTAAATCAAGTGAAAATCAATAAATTAGAGATTGAAAACGTCAAGCGAATTAAAGCGGTCCGATTGGAACCTGCACAGAACGGCCTGACAGTGATCGGTGGAAATAATAACCAGGGGAAAACCTCGGTACTGGATTCCATTGCATGGGCTTTGGGCGGTGAAAAATACCGCCCGTCTGAAGCGGCAAGAGCTGGATCAGCAGTGCCGCCAGCCTTAAAGATTGTAATGGATAACGGTCTGATCGTGGAGCGAAAAGGGAAAAACAGTGCACTGAAAGTAACAGATCCGTCCGGAAAGAAAGCAGGTCAGCAGCTCTTGAATGAATTTGTGGAGGAGCTTGCACTGAACCTTCCGAAATTCATGGAGGCATCCGGAAAAGAGAAAGCACAGACCCTGCTGAATATCATCGGCGTGGGGGATAAGCTGGCAAAAATCGAAAAGGAAGAAAAGGATCTGTATAACGAACGTCTCTATGTAGGACGCATTGCAGACCAGAAAGCGAAGTATGCAAAAGAGCAGCCGTATTACACGGATGCACCAAAAGACTTGGTATCCCCATCGGAGCTGATCAGGCAGCAACAGGAAATCCTTGCAAGGAATGGGGAAAACCAGAGAAAAAGAGAACGTGCGGTACAGCTTCAAGAAGAAGTGAAAAGAGCACATGCAGAAGTAAGCAGATTGGCAGAATTACTGGGAGAAGCAAAACAGAAGCATCTGCAGTTGGTCAAAGACCTGGACATTGCTTCGACCACGGCGAAAGATCTGACAGACCAGTCTACAGCGGAACTGGAAGCTAACATTGCCAACATCGAGGAGATCAATCGGAAGGTACGAGCTAACCTGGACAAGGAAAAAGCAGAAGATGATGCTAAAGAGTACCAGAGACAGTACGCAGACCTTACAGGCAAGATTGAAGGCATGCGTGAAGAAAAGGCGAAGCTTCTGGAACGTGCAGACCTTCCGCTTCCGGATTTGTCAGTTAAAGATGGGGAACTGGTCTACAAAGGTCAGAAATGGGACAATATGTCCGGCTCTGACCAGCTGAAAGTATCCACGGCTATTGTAAGAAAATTAAACCCGAAATGTGGTTTTGTGCTGCTGGATAAGCTGGAGCAGATGGATATGGATACCTTAAAAGAGTTTGGTATGTGGCTGGAGGCAGAAGGACTGCAGGCGATCGCCACACGCGTCAGCACCGGGAAAGAGTGCAGCATCATCATTGAAGATGGATATGTAACTGGTCAGGAAATGGTGGCCGAGGCACAGAAAGTAAAAAAAGAATGGAAAGCAGGTGTTTTTTAAATGGAGATTATCAGAGGTAAGATCCCATGTGCAAAAAAAGTCGTGATTTACGGACCGGAAGGAATTGGAAAGTCTACATTTGCAAGTCAGTTCCCGGATCCCGTTTTTATTGATACCGAAGGAAGCACAAATTCTATGGATGTGGCAAGACTGCCGAAAGCATCCAGCTGGCAGATGATCCTGCAGCAGGTCGATTATGTGAGAACCCATCCGGAAGTATGCAAAACGCTGGTCATTGATACGATCGACTGGGCAGAAGCTATGTGCGTCCAGCATGTCTGCGACAAGCACCGAAAGAACGGCATCGAAGATTTTGGTTATGGAAATGGTTATGTGTATGTAAAGGAAGAGCTTGGCCGTTTCCTGAACAAGCTTTCGGAAGTTGTGGAGGCAAATATCAACGTGGTACTTACGGCACATGCACAGATCCGAAAATTCGAGCAGCCGGATGAGCTGGGAGCCTATGACAGATGGGAATTGAAACTGGGGAAGAAAACGAGTTCCCAGACTTCCCCGCTGATTAAGGAATGGGCAGACATGCTGCTGTTTGCAAATTACAAAACTTTTTCTGTGGCAGTCGATGACAAGGGGAAGAAGCGAAAAGCCCAGGGCGGTGAGCGGGTTATGTATACCTCGCACCATGCATGCTGGGATGCCAAGAACCGTTACGAACTTCCGGAGGAAGTACCATTTTCCTATGCATCCATTGCACAGGTGATTGAAGAAGGAAAAACAGGATCATCCCCTGTACCTGTCAAAACTGTGACAGAAGAAAAGAAGCAGGAAGAACCGGCGGCGAAGGCTCCGGAACCGGTCAAGCAGGAAGAACCAACGGGACAGATGACAATGCCGCTTACAACAGAACCAGCACCTCAGAAGACCGAAGAGAAAGGTTATACAGAACCGGATCCAAGAATCCCGAAAGCACTCAGAGACCTGATGATAAAAGACCAGGTGGATGAGTGGAACGTCAAGAGCGTATGCGAAACAAAGGGCTATGTCCCTTATGGGACGGAACTGTGGGAATACGATACCGTAAACCCTGGAATTGTGGACGGCCTTCTGGTGCCATGCTGGCAGCAGGTAAAGGCTGCGATCGATGCAATGTTAAACAGTGAAGAAATACCATTTAATTAAAATCAGGAGGACGATAACAATGAATGAAGAATCAGGAAGAGAGTTTGGATGGGACGATGTCATCCAGAATGACGGACAGGAGTTTGAGCCGATCCCGGAAGGGGATTACGATTTTGTCATTGACAAGTTTGAACGCAGCAGATCATCAGGAAGTGCAAAGCTGCCGCCGTGCAACATGGCGGTCGTATACTTCCGCATCAACCATAAGGGCAGAGAAGTGACTATCCGTGAGAATTATATCCTGCACAGCAAACTGGAATGGAAACTTTCTGAACTGTTCTGTGCAGCCGGTCTGAAAAAGAAAGGCGAGCCGCTCAAGATGTGCTGGAACCAGCTCCCAGGAAAGACCGGAACGGCGAAAGTTGGTTTAAGACCTGGAACAAAGGATGCAAGCAAAATGTTTAACTTTATTGACAAGCTTTATGCGAAAGAGGCACAGGGATTCCAGCCAGGGAGATTTTAAATGGAATTACGACCATATCAGCAGGAGGCAAGAGAAGCCATATTTGAACAGTGGGACAGCGGGGTGAAGAAAACCCTGCTGGTCCTTCCAACCGGATGCGGTAAGACGATCGTATTTGCCAAGGTAACAGAGGACTGTGTCCGCAGAGGTGACCGGGTGCTGATCCTGGCACACAGGGGCGAACTGCTTAAACAGGCATCCGATAAGATACGGAAATCAACCGGGCTTGGCTGTGCAATGGAAAAAGCAGAAGAAACCTGCAAGGACAGCTGGTTCCGTATCGCGGTCGGTTCCGTGCAGACGATGATGCGTGAAAAGCGGCTCAGCCAGTTCGCAGAAGATTATTTTAATACGATCATCATAGATGAGGCACATCACTGTATTTCTGACAGTTACCAGCGTGTGCTGCAGCATTTCCCAGATGCACATGTACTGGGCGTGACAGCCACACCGGACAGGGGGGATATGCGGAACCTTGGTTCCTATTTTGAAACGCTGGCATATGAATACACGCTTCCAAAAGCGATCAAAGAGGGTTACCTGACGCCGATCAAAGCCCTGACGATCCCATTAAAGATTGACATGAGCGGCGTAACGGTACAGGCAGGTGACTTTAAAGCCAGTGACATCAGTACTGCCCTGGATCCGTATCTGCAAGGGATTGCAAAAGAGATGCAGAAGTACTGCAAAGATAAAAAGACGGTGGTATTTTTGCCACTGGTAAAGACCAGCCAGAAATTCCGGGATCTGTTGAATGAATACGGATTCTGTGCCGCAGAAGTAAATGGAGACAGCCAGGACCGGGCAGAGATCTTAAAGGATTTTGAAGAAGGGAAATATAACGTATTATGCAATTCCATGCTGCTGACAGAAGGATGGGACTGCCCATCCGTGGACTGTGTGGTTGTCTTAAGACCTACAAAAGTACGCAGCCTGTATTGTCAGATGGTGGGGCGTGGCACCAGGCTGTCACCGGGGAAAGACCACCTGCTTTTACTGGATTTTTTATGGCACACAGAAAGACATGAGCTGTGTCACCCGGCAAGCCTGATCTGCGAGAACGAGGAAGTGGCACAGAAGATGACTGAAAATCTGGAAAAAGAAGCAGGTATGCCGGTTGACATCGAGGAGGCAGAGAAGACGGCATCGGAGGACGTTGTCGCACAAAGAGAAGAAGCACTGGCAAAACAGCTTGCAGAAATGAAGAGACGCAAAAAGAAACTTGTGGATCCGCTGCAGTTTGAGATGAGCATCCAGGCAGAAGACCTGTCCGGGTATGTGCCAAGCTTTGGATGGGAAATGGGACCACCTTCTGATAAACAGAAAAACGCACTTGAGAAGCTGGGGATCATGCCGGATCAGATCGACAACGCCGGGAAGGCAGCTAAGATATTAGACCGCCTGGACAAGAGAAAACGGGAAGGCCTTACAACCCCGAAGCAGATCCGCTTCCTGGAGGGAAAAGGATTCCAGCATGTCGGTACCTGGCAGTTTGAAAAGGCGAAGAACCTGATCGACCGCATAGCGGCAAATGGCTGGCGAGTCCCAATGGACATAGATCCTGGAACGTATAAAGGAGTATAAAAATGGAACAGAGAACGAGTCTGACGGAGATCATAGAATACATAAATCCCGGTGACCTGAACTACCAGGAATGGATCAATGTCGGGATGGCGTTGAAACAGGAAGGTTATTCCATGGACTGCTGGGACGCATGGAGCCGCAGGGATTCTGGACGCTATCATGCAGGGGAATGTGCAAAAAAATGGAAAAGCTTCTCAGGCTCTTCTTCTCCTGTGACCGGCGGGACCATCGTACAGATGGCATTGGATCATGGATGGGTTCCGGAACGAGGCCATGAACTGGAATGGGATGACATGATCCAGAACGATGACCATGTCATCGTGAATAAAGAGTGGCTGGAGGGAATGGAACTGCAGGAACCGCAGGAATGGAACCCGGCTGCAGAACTTGTCCGTTACATTGAAACATTATTTGAGGCAGGGGACAATGTCGGTTATGTGACTGGCAGCTGGGAGCAGAAAGACGAAAAAGGGACACGCTGGCTTCCACAAAAGGGCAGCTGGGACCGTACGGCAGGGCAGCTGATTGAACAGCTGAACGGATGCCAGGGGGACATCGGGGCAGTACTTGGGGATTATAACCCGGAGGCAGGAGCGTGGATCCGTTTCAACCCATTGGATGGAAACGGATGCAAGAACACAAATGTCACAGAATACCGCTATGCATTAGTGGAATCAGACCATATGGAGATTGAAAAGCAGAATGCCATTTTAAGGGAACTGGAGCTTCCAATCGCATGCCTGGTATTTTCAGGGGGCAAAAGTCTCCATGCAATCGTAAAAGTGGATGCTACGGACTGCAACGAATACCGGAAAAGGGTTGACTATCTTTATGAAGTCTGCCAGAAAAACGGGATTGTCGTGGACACACAGAACCGGAACCCTTCCAGGCTTTCCAGGATGCCCGGAGTGATGCGAAATGGAAAGAAACAGTTCCTGGTTGACACCAACATCGGGAAAGCATCCTGGAATGAATGGTATGAGTGGATCGAGGGAATTAATGATGACCTTCCAGAGCCAGAAGGCCTGGGCGATGTATGGGATAACCTACCGGATCTTTCGCCATGTCTGATTGAAGGCATCCTGAGAAAAGGACATAAGATGCTGATCGCAGGACCGTCAAAAGCAGGGAAATCTTTCTTACAGATTGAGTTGTGCGTGGCGATCGCAGAGGGGAAGAAGTGGCTGAAATGGGACTGTGCACAGGGAAAAGTGCTGTATGTCAACCTGGAACTTGACCGGGCAAGCTGTCTGCACCGTTTCAAAGATGTGTATACAGCTATGGGTATAGAACAGCCACAATACCTGCAGAACATTGATATCTGGAACCTGAGAGGTAAGTCGATCCCTATGGATAAGCTGGCACCAAAACTAATCCGGAGGGCTGCGAAAAAGGACTATGTTGCCATCATCATTGATCCGATCTACAAGGTCATCACAGGAGATGAGAACAGTGCGGATCAGATGGCGAACTTCTGTAACCAGTTTGACAAAGTATGTACAGAACTTGGCTGTGCAGTGATCTATTGCCACCACCACAGCA